ATCTACTTTCATTGGTATTTGCCTCCTTCGTTTTGGTATGTACATCTATCACTCAGAAGGCCTTATTTATCAAGCAATTTGGGGCATTTTGTGCTGTAGAATATCGCCGAATTGCAGGGAGAAAATTTGTGTGTTATACACCCTTGGTTTCAACGTCTTTGACGAGGTCGGAATAGGGAATCCTCTCGCCGCCACGTTCTACATACACATTCTCGGCATCTTTCGTATCTTCCACATACCGGCGGAGGATAACAGAGGCGTACTTCGGGTCAAGTTCCATCATGTAGCAGATCCGATTCAGCTTTTCGCAGGCCATGAGCGTTGAACCAGAACCGCCGAAAGTATCGAGGATGACAGCGTTCTCCTGGCTGGAATTCTGGATCGGATAGCCGAGGAGGTCGAGCGGTTTGGAAGTCGGGTGATCTTTATTTCGTTTTGGTTTATCGTAATTCCAGATGGTCGTCTGCTTACAAAATCGGCTCGTGCTGCCATTGATAGTCGGAGCGGCCGAGTACGAGACTGTTCTTTACCCAGATGCAGACACCGGCGAGGTGGAAGCCCGCATCAATGAATGCTTTTCGGAAGTTCAGGCCTTCCGTGTCAGCATGGAACACATAAGCCGCACCGCCTTTTTCGAGATGGTCAGCCATGTTTTTGAAAGCGGAGAGCAGAAAGTTATAGAATTCCCCGCCCTTCAGACTGTCGTTTTCTATCGTGAGACCATCCGAGGCTTTGAAGGAGACGCCATAAGGCGGATCGGTTACGATGAGGTTCGCCCTCTTGTTGCCCATGAGCGTGTTCACGTCATCAGCCAAAATAGCGTCACCGCACATGAGGCGGTGTTTTCCGACTGTCCAGATGTCGCCGCGCTCCACGAAGGAAGCCTTCTCCAGGGCAGCGGAGAGATCAAAGTCATCGTTCTCGACGTCTTTTCCGGAACCGTCGTCCATCAGCTTTTCGAGCTCATCGCTGTCGAAACCGAGAAGTGAAAGGTCAAAGGACTCATCCTGCAGGTCGGACAGTTCAACGGAGAGCATCTCTTCGTCCCATCCGGCGCCCAGTGCGAGCTGGTTATCCGCGAGGATATAGGCCCGTTTCTGAGCATCCGTCAGGTTTTCGGCAAAGACACAGGGAACGGTGGTATAGCCTTCCTCACGTGCCGCCTGCACTCTGCCGTGGCCGACCAAGATGTTGTATTTGCTGTCGATGACGGCGGGAGAGACAAAACCGAACTCCCGAAGGCTGGCTCTCAGCTGCGCAATCTGTTCTTTTGAATGCGTCCTCGCATTCCGGGCATAGGGCACCAGTTTATCGATCGGTACCTGCTCAAATTTGGTTGTATCCATTTATATTCCCTTTCTGGCGCGGAGCAGCCGTTCCATGACGTCATCCTGCGGATTGAGGCCGCCGTATTCTGTTGAGCAGTTCTCCTTCACAATCTGGAAGATTTCATCCCACAAGCGGTTGGCCTGATTCATATAATTGATGCCGATGTTTATGAAGGGAGAGGGAATAGGCTTGCCGGTTGTCGGATGCTTCGAAAGGTATCCGAGCCTTGTCGTCATCTCTTCACACTGAATCCATCTTGCGGAGCACATCGCGTAGCGTTCCAAGAGCTGCGGCGAAACTTTCTGCGCGATACCGATTTTTTGGAGCCACTCCCAGGTTTCCCGGTAGATTTCACCGGCTTCGAGTGTCGAACCGTCATGCTGCTTGGCAGAAAGGAAGTCATGTGGCGTCGGCATGTCAGCACCTTCCATCTCCGGAATATCCAGTACCTCAAGCGGTCTGCCGCCCGGATTTCCGTTCGCGGCTTTCTCGGATACTGCAGATTTTTTGCGTCCAGCACCCGAACGTCTGCCGCCGCGGCCGCCGGTATTATTCGATTTCGTCGGCATATTTCTCACCGCCTTCTTTTATTACCCTTTTGAATACGCTTTTTTCGCGCGTGTGAGGGGACGTCGCTTTCCGCTGATGGAGTGTTTCATGATTTTGACCGCCCCCACCCGGTACAAAATATTCTCGCGCAAAAGAAAAGGCCGCGAATACTATTAGCGGTCGCCTCGTCCCTTATGAATCTTCTCGTGGCAGGAGTGGCAAAGGCTCATCAGGTTTGATTCGTCATTCGTACCTCCCTCGGAGAGAGGAATGATGTGGTGGACCTCCTCGACTGCAACATAGCGTCCTTCCTTCAAACACTGCTCACAGAGCGGATGCTTGCGGACGTAACGGTCACGGATTTTCTTCCACGCTCTGCCGTAGCGCTTGCTGGTGGAGTAACCTCGGGTAAACTGTTCGTAGTGCCGCCGCACAAGCTTCACGTGTTCTTCGCAGTAGGTACCGTCAGTTAGACGCGGGCACCCGGGGTAACGGCACGGACGTTTTGGTTTATACGGCATTCATTCACTTCCTCACGGGTATCAAAAAAGCCACCGGGGATTTCTCCTCGATGGCTTTCACCTTTTCAGTTCTCTATGCTATTAGTATAGCACACTCAAACGGGAAAGTCGTCCACGATTTTACTCACTTTACTGCTTTCCGTACAGCAGCAGCGCCAGATGCTTCAGCGCGCGGTTCTTTTTGTTGTAGGCGGAGGAACGCTCTATGCTGAAGTGTTCACAGACTGTGCCAACGGGTTCATCTGTTCCGTTGGAAAGGTAAAACGCTTTCAGCACATACCGCTCACCCTCGGTCAGATTTTCCCACGCTGGCTGGAACCACGCCATGTACTCCAGCGCCTGCCGGTACCGCTCTTTCAGCACGTCGATTTCCTCGATGCCGTTTAAAATGCGTTCCTCACAGGCCTGCGGGTTATAGGCGTGTGGCATCCTATCAAAACTGGGACTGCGGACGTTCTCCATCTTTTCATGCTCCGCTCGGATGTTGTCGGGCGTGTGTTCCAGAATGAATTGCATGCTGCCGTAGTCCTTGAGGGCATCCAAGGCGGCAGCCCTTTTATTCAGGTATTTCCATGCTATCTGCATAACCGTACCTCCGTAAAGATGAATTGAAAGTTTCACTCGGATTGGCACGGATTGTCAAAAGTTGTCTCTGATTTTCAGGTCCGCCTTCACGGCGTTGATCAGGGCTGCCTGTGTGTGGTTCTTATGCGAGAGGGCATTCAGAATGCGACCATCAATGGTTCCCTTTGTGATGATGTGCTGAATCACCACAGTGCTTGCGGTTTGGCCCTGTCTCCAGAGACGGGCGTTTGTCTGCTGGTAGAGCTCCAGCGACCATGTAAGCCCGAACCAGATGAGCGTTGAGCCGCCGCTTTGCAGGTTCAGCCCATGCCCGGCAGAAGCGGGATGCACGAGGGCCACGGGAAGTTCGCCGTTGTTCCATCTGCGGATGCTGTCGGAAGTATTAAGGCAGGAGGACGGGATGTGGAGTTTGTGCAGCCGCTCGGATATTCTGGCGAAGTCATGCTTGAACCAGTAGGCCACCAGCACAGGCTTCCCGTTTGCCGCTTCGATCAGGTCCTCCAGTGCGTCCAGCTTTCGGTCATGAATGTGAACAACGATTCCGGTGTCAGAGTAAACGGCACCGTTGGCCATCTGACACAGCTTTCCGGAGAGGGACGCGGCATTGGCGGCTGTGATGTCGCCGGCCGGAAGCTGCAGAACCAGATTCTTCTTTAGGCTGTCGTACCGTTTCTGTTCCTCATCGGACAGGCGGACTTTGTAGGTGATCCGTCGACTTCATGGAAATCGTGATATCCGAAATTTCCCGGTAGATGGTGTTCTCCGCGCCCGGCAGCGGCTTATAGGAATAGATGATCTCACCATTTCGCTTATCCGGCATGAAGTAATTTGTGCGGTACTGGGTAATGAACCGTCCAAGGCGCTGGCCCATATCGAGAAGGCGGAACTCCGCCCAGAGATCCATAAGGCCATTTGATGAAGGGGTACCGGTGAGTCCTACGATACGTTTTACATTGGGCCTTACTTTCATCATGGAACGGAAGCGCTTTGACCGATGATTTTTGAAGGAAGAGAGCTCGTCAAGAATGACCATATCAAAGTCAAATGGGAATCCGGACTCGTCAATCAACCATCCGAGATTTTCACGGTTTATGATGGTGATATCGGCATTCTGCATTAGGGCGATTCTGCGTTCCTTTACATTTCCTACTGCAACAGAATAGGTCAGTTCTTTGAGGTGCGACCATTTTCTGATTTCGGAAGGCCAGGTATCGCGGGCGACGCGGAGCGGTGCGACGACGAGAACCCGGTGAACTTCAAAACTGTCGAACAACAGGTCTTTGATGGCCGTCAGACTGATTACAGTTTTGCCAAGGCCCATATCGAGGAGAACTGCGGCGATAGGATGCGTTTCGATATAGTCTATAGCATATTTCTGATAATCATGTGGCTTGAAGTTCATCCAGCATCCTTCCAATCTGCTTTACGCTGTCGATCACATATACTTTAAAACCCAACGACCGAAGCAGCCGGTGCCTTGCCAACTGGAGCGGGCGCGGCTTCTTTCCGGGTGCCTTCAGTTCCGCAAAGGCGATAAGGCCGTCAGATAATAAGACGATGCGGTCTGGCATTCCCGCAAAACCTGGAGACACGAACTTCAGGGCGATGCCGCCTGCCTTTTTAACTGCCAGCGTTAATTTGTTTTCAATATCTTTTTCTCGCATTCCGTATACTCCTTCCAACATTCCTCGAACGTTTTCAGACATTTGTCACTGGCATTTCTACAAATGAGATATTTTTTTACCTTGTCATGTCTGCCAGCTTTCGGAAAATAAAAACCATCATCCTTTATGTCACGTGCCAGATTGCCTTTCGGGGAATCGTCAGTTAAGAAATTGTGTTTCATCCAAGTGTAAAACTGCATATCTACAAACCCTTTCTAAACGTTGATTTTTCGGACTTTTACAAGGTGTATCAAGGTAGCTGCACGAACTTTTTCTTATATGATTTTTTATGGCCTATAGAAAAGTCTGTGTAGAGAGGTTGATACACCTTGTCATCGGTGCCATTCATTTCAGAAAA